TTCCGCCGCGCCCTTAACAGTAAGAATGACATGACGGGCGCTTCCCGGAAAATCGGGATTTTGATTTACCCGCATCCTTCGGATGCGAGAGAGTCACAGAAAGATACTCCGTTCCTGTTCTTCCTCTTCCGCCGGCAGAGAGTGAGCAAAGGAAATTTTATTTCCAATAGAGAGAATATAGTTCGTATTCAACCGACATGTAAAGGCGGCAGGCGCTAAAAAAATATGCTTTGCTGCAAAAGTCTCTCGCACCTGTAAGGTGAGGGTAAATTTGAAATCGGATTTTTCGATAGAGCCACGCGCATGTCATTCTTACTGTTAAGCGTGGCGACGAAAAATCGTTCCTCTTTTGCCGTTGGGGGTCTTAGGGGGCCTCGGAGCGAAGCGTTAAGAAAAATATAAATTTGATATGGAATTTGAAATTTATATTTTTTAGCTGAGCGGAACGCCCCCTAACATTCTTTGCCTACTTTCTTAATGCTAAGAAAGTAGGCCGTCGGAGACTCGTAATCAGCCCCGCGAAAGCGGGGGCCTTCCTCTTTTCCCACACGCGGCTTCCACTTTCACCCCGGCGGGGGCGACGACCGGCCAGCGCGGTTCCGCCGCAGGCGAAATGGAGCCGAACGGCGGCAAGCACCGGTTTTTGCGGAGCGAAAACCGAGATGAAATCGAGGAGGTGCGGGGTGGCGAAGCCACGCGGGTGCAACCCGCGACCGCACGCGCCGGCGGCTTGCCGCCGAGCAATAAGCCATGCGAGGAGGTGCCGCGACCAATATGCCATGGGAGCGGCAAGCACCGGTTTTTGCGGAGCGAAAACCGAGATGAAATCGAGGAGGTGAAACAAAATGCTATGTCCCTTGTGTAAAACGGAGATGCGCATTTCCGGCAGCCGAACAAAGGCCGAGGGCGACAACAGCCCGGACACCGCTACCAAAGTATACATAGAGCAGGACCTTACCTGCACGAACGCGCAATGTGCGAACCACGGTAAAATCGTGGAGCAGCGACGGGCGTATCTAATCGGAGGCGAGCCGGGCGAATAGCCCGCGCTTCAAATAATTCGCAGGCAACGCGGAAAAATCCAATCGCTTTCCAAGCGTAAAAAGGAGAAAAATGGACGAGAACATGAACACTACAGAAGCGCAGGTACAGGAAAGCGCCGTGCCTGACGCAGAAGCCGTTGCCGCAGAAGAAAACGCAGCGGCATCCAAGCCTGAAACTTCGGTGGAGAATGAAACAGGCGCAAACGAGGCTGAACCCGCCAAACAGCCGCAATCTCCGGAAGAAAACGCAAGGTTTGCCGCCATGCGCCGCCAGCAGGAGGCACAGCAGCGGGAAGAACAGATTTTCCACGAACTCGTAGGAGACGCGGTCAACCCGAATACCGGAAAGCCGTTTGCATCCAAGGCGGAATTTGTGGCATGGCGTGATGAAATGGCAACACGCCAGCGCGCACAGGCTGCGCAGATGGAGCCGGAGGCTTTCAAGCAGTTTGAAGCGCAGCTTCGTGAGCAGATTAAAGCCACAGACCCGGAGATTCGGGCGCAGGCAGAAGAATTGCAGCGACATCGGCAACGGGAAGCACAGGAGCAGTTTTCAAATGATCTGAAAGCCATCCGAAAAGCATACCCGGACGAGAAAGCCAAAAGCGTGGACGAGCTGGGCGTTGAATTTTTGAAGCTGTGCGCGAGCGGCATCAAACCGCTTGTGGCCTATGAGGCCATCCGGGCCGAAAAAGCGCGCAGCACGCCGAACCCGCCCAGTATGGGAGATGTAAAGCCGACATCTTCCGGAGAAAAAGAGTTCTTCACGCGCGAAGAAGTGGCAGCGATGGACCAGGCGACGGTAAGCAAAAATTACGAAAAAATCAGAAAATCCATGGGAACATGGAAGTAAAGGAGGAGTTTTAAACTATGGCATATCAGAATTTTATTCCCACCGTATGGGCGGAAGCCATTAACCGGGAGCTGGAAAAAGCGCTCGTATATGCAGAGGGCTGCAACCGCCAGTATGAGGGCGAAGTAAAGGCGATGGGAGACACGGTACGCATCCTTGGAGTGGGAAAGCCCACCATCACCACAACCACTGACAAAGCAATCACACTGAGCGACCCTGAAAACGTGGATGACACCAGCGTGACACTCGCCATCAAGCAGATCAGCTATTTCAACTACAAGGTAGACGATATCGACAAGCGGCAGGCTGTGGGCGGCGTGATGGAGGCGCTGAACAAGGAGGCGACTTACGGCCTTGCGGACGAGATGGACAAGCACATTGCCGGCATGGCGGCAACACGTGAGGCGGTGAAGTACGCGTCCAGCGCAACATCTATCACCAAAAGCAACGTGCTGGAGGAGATCGACAAGGCGCTGGAAAAGCTGTACGGCAACAACGTGAAGCCCAACGGCAAAATTATGATGGAGGTGCCGCCCTGGTTCTACATGCGCCTGAAGCAGGCATACACGGCGCTGGACACCGACAACAGCAAAATGCTGGAGAACGGCCGCGTGGGCAAGTACGGCAACGTTATTGTAAAGATGAGCAACAACGTCGACGTGGATTCCAGCGCAAACAGCCTTATTACGGTGCACACGGACAAGGCAGTGGCGTTTGTGAACCCGATGACGCACGTGGAAGCGTACCGCCCGGAGAAGGGCTTCTCCGACGCGGTGAAGGGCTTTGTGCTGTATCAGGCGAAAATCGTGCGGCCCAAGGAGCTTGTGGTGCTGAACTGCAAGGCCGGGGTTTAATGGAAAGGAGTTTTGAAACATGGCTGCAACTGCAATTGCTTTGACAAAAATCCCCTTGAACGGCGGGGTGGAGCTGCCCGCTACGGCTGCGCTGGACGGCACGGCCGGGGCGGAGATTCAGTTTGACGGGCAGGACACGAAGATCGTGATCCTGATTGAGAACGGCGGCTCCGCCGCCGGGGACGTGACATTCAAAGCCGGAAATGGCATTCAGGGCGTCGCGGACCTTGTGGTGAACGTGGCGAACGGCAAGACCAAGGCCGTGGTGCTGGAATCCGGCGCGTTTAAAAAGGCGGGCAAGGTCATTGTTACAGGCGAGGCGACCATGAAGGCGGCGGCATTGCTGCTTCCTTAAATGGGCCGGGGTTTTGGCCGCGGGGCCACGGCAAGCGGAGCTTGACGGGGTAGGCCGAAATATTTGCGGAGCAAATAACCGGCCGCGCGGTTTCGCGGAGCGAAATGGAGGCCGATTTAAGGCCGACAAGCGCCGTGAGGGGGCAAAAGCCCCCTTTTGACACGAGAATGGAACATGCGGGTTCGATTCCTGCGCTCGTGAATTGGAGGCGACAATAAACATGATGTTGGGCGATGCAAAGAGTGAAGTTTTAAAGCTGCTGGACGAAACAAAGCCGAAGGTTGATTTGACGGGGAAACTGGACCGTTTTTTTGACATGGGACAGAAAGAGGTAGCGTTGTATTACCCCATCTGGCGTGAAAAAATGTACACAGCGGAAGATGAAAAAACGCTGCCGCAGGACTGCTATAAGCCGCGCTACGTGATCGTAGACGGCATTGCACATCCATACACAAAATATTCGCAGCTGCCGGATGCGTTTACGCTGCGCTATGAGGCATACCCGGCGGACATTCCGGACAATGCGCCGGATGAAACGGAGTTTGATTTGCCGGATGAAGCAGTGTTGGCCGTGATTTTATTTGTCGCGGCGCAGACGCAGAGCATGGAATACGACCAGCGGTTTTTCCAGAGCTTTTACGCGCAGTATCAGGGCAAGCTTTCAAACCTTTCCGGCATGACAGATGGACCAACTGCGGTTGTAATGGGTGGCTGCAATGTTTAAACAGACAAATATGCCGCGCGCGTCGGCTCCCACGCTGTCCCAGGTGAAAATTGATACCTTTTTAGGCGCGGACCTGACGAACAGCCCGGCCAACGCGGACGAAAACCGCTCGCCCGACTGCGAGAACATGATCCGCGACGTGCCCGGGAAGGTGCGCAAGCGCATGGGATGGCAGGTGAAGCGGACGCTGGACGGGCGAATCAACGGATATCACGCGCTGATGGGACACGACCCGCTGGTACACGCGGGCACAAAGCTGTACAAGGGCGATTCCGTGGTGTATTCCGACGCAAACGACGCGCGCAGCCGCTCGTGGGAATTTGGCGAAAAACTGTACATCGCGGACGGAAAGGCGCTGCTGTGCTACGACGGCACGGCCGTGACGCGGGTGGACGCGGACGCATACATCCCCACGCTGACCATCGCGCGCGCCCCAAACATCGGCGGGGAAGAATATGAAAACGCCAATTTGATATCTCCGAAATACCGGGAGCAGTTCCTCGGGACAGAAAATGATAAGGTGTATCAAATGTCCCTTGTGCCGCTGGACAGTACGCCCGTGGAGGTAGAGCTGTTACAGGCGGACGGAAGCTGGAAGCCGATGGCGGAAAACAGCGGCTTTACTGTAAACCGCACGGCAGGCACGGTCACGTTCACCACCGCGCCGGGCGTATCCCCGGTGGCGGGGCAGGACAATGTGAAAATCACCGCATCGCACACGGTTGAGGGCTATGCGGACCGCATCAACAAATGCCGCATCGGCATCCAGTTCGGCGTGAACGGCGCGACGGACCGTTTGTTTTTGTCCGGCAGCCCGCAGCTCATCAACTACGACTGGTACAGCGGATTGAACGACCCCACCTACTGGGGAGACCAGGCCTATTCGGTGCTGGGCCAGAGCGACAGCGCCATTGTGGGATATTCCATTGTAAACGCCCGGCTGGCGGCGCACAAGGATTCCACCGATTCCGACCGGAACGTGATCGTGCGGGAGGGAAATCTTGTGGACAACAAGCCCGCGTTCCGCATTGTGAACATTTTACAGGGAGAAGGGGCAGTTGCTCCATATTCGTTTGGGTATTTGGGCACGGAACCGCTGTTTTTGACAAAGCTTGGCGTTTACGCCATCACGGCGCAGGACATTACCGGGGAAAAATACAGCCAGAGCCGCAGCTTCTTCCTGAACGGGAAGCTGCTGGAGGAAAATGGGCTGGAGGAAGCGTTCGCGCTGGTTTACAAAGACATGTACTGGCTGTGCCTGAACGGGCGCGCGTACATTCTGGACGGGCTGCAGGCCACGCAGACGGACCGCTCGGCCCCCTATTCCACGCGCCAGTATGCGGGCTTTTACTGCACCAATATCCCGGCCCGCGTGCTGTGGGAGCAGGACGGCGCGCTGTGGTTCGGCACGGCGGACGGCAGGCTCTGCGCATTTGCAAACGAACCGTCCGATCCGCTGAACTACAACGACAACGGCGAGGCGATCTACGCGTGCTGGCGTACGCCGGACCTGAGCGGCCGGACCTTTTACCGCAACAAAACGTTCAGCCGGTTTTATGTGGCGCTGGCCAGCGCGCTGGCGACGGGCGTGCGGGCGTGGGGGCGCGTTGCGGGCATATGGGAAGAGCTGTTCAGCGATTTTGTGACGGCGCGGTATTTTTCCTATGCGCATCTGATCTATTCCAAGTTCACTTACTCCAACGACGACACGCCCCGCACGCTGGGGGACAAAATCCGGTTGAAAAAAGTGGACAAGGCGGGGTTCAAGGTGGAAAACGGCGTGCTGAATGAGCCGTTCGGGCTGGACAGCATCGGCATTGAATTTGTGGAGACCGGGTATTACCGGGCCTGAGAAAAGGAGGAGCTTATGGCGTTTCGAAAAATTACAGAAGGGGATATGCTTGGCAAGGGGAACGTGGGGCGGCCGGACACGCCCGGCGTTTCCACCGCCGAGATGCAGCGCATTATGGACGAGCTGCCGCGGGAGGTGCTTGCGCCCGCGTTCAACGAGCTTGCCGGCCAGCTGGAGGCCGAAACGGCGGCCGCCGACATCGGCGCCGCGGCGCCCGAGGGGGTGACGGCCGCGCCGGCGGGAAAGCTGCAGGCGGTGCTGAACGGACTGCGGGACCTTGTAAAAGCGCACACGGACCGCGCGGACAACCCCCACGGGGTGACGGCGGCGCAGGCGGGGGCCTATTCCAAGGCTGAGACGGACGCGGCCATCAGCGCGAAGGTGGTGGAGCTGGGCGCGGGCGACATGGCGAAAAGCATCTATGACCCCGGAAACGAGCAGCAGCCGCTTTTGCCGCGCAACGGGGACGGCTCCAACGTAACGGCGTCTTTTACCGAGGCGGAGCAGGATGCGGATATCCAGACGGGGGAAGAGCTGACCGTGCTGTTCGGGAAGATCAAGAAGCGGTTTTCCGTAGTGAATAAGCTGGTGAACGGTGCGGTGTATCCGAACCTGCTGGACAACAGCGATTATAAAATTGCTCAGGCTGGGTACAACGGCGCACACGGCAGCACAGGATACTTGTGCGACCGATGGAGTAAATACATTGTTACGGGCAGCATGACAGATGATGGGATGCTGCTCACGCCGTCAGGGGCCGGCGCATGGATTATACAGTACAAGTTGTTAACGGATACAGGACTGTCGGAGGGCGACACGGTGACCTTGACTGTCAGGGTTAACGGTACAGTATACAGTGGGTCTGCAACCTTGCAAATCAAATCTGCGGCGGTAGACGCGGACAGTATGGTTGATACGGATGATATTCGCGCTGCTGCATTCATCCCGGCAGGGAATACAGACCAAATCGCGGTGTATATCGTCATAAAGCAGACTTGCACGCTTACATGGACGAAGCTGGAAAAAGGCAGCGTGGCAACGCCGTATGTGCCGAAGGGATACGGGGCGGAGCTGGCGGAGTGCATGAGATACTATCAAAAATCGGAAGATGATCTCTACGCGGTGCCGTATGGCGGGAAATCATATATTGTGCATGAGTTCGGCGTTCCGATGCGGGTAGCACCTACCGTAACGCTTGGATACTCGCCCGAGAGCCGCGAAGACCAGACTGCATCTATTTATGGATTCACAGTCAAGTTTTCAGGGTCAAGCGGTTTACTCGATAGCTGGACAGCTTCAGCCGACCTGTAATATAAAGGAGCATCAACATGGAAGAACAATATACAGTATACATCCGCACGGATGCGGCCGGGCGCATCGTGGAGATAAACAGCAGCGCGTTTCTGGCCGACACGGCGGGTTGGACGGCTATTGATGAGGGGTATGGTGACAAATACCATCACGCCCAAGGGAACTATTTCCCGCTACCATTGTACGGAACGGATGGCTGCGCGAACTACAAGCTGGCAAACGGTACGCCCGCCCTACGCACAGAGGCGGAGAAGACGGCAGAGAT